TCAGGGTCAGGTGTAAAAGAGCAGGTGCCGTATGAGCTTGCTGAGTATTCCCCGTCAGTTGCTGTGGCTCTCCAGTGAGCGATAGTGACACCGCCGGTTGCTGTGGTTCTTTCGAGTTGTGCGATTGACCAAACTGTCATTGTGGTGTCTCCTGTGATGCTTGATAAGCTGCTACGACTTCAGCAGTATGAATGGCTGCACAAATCGCCTGAACTTCTGCTGACTCACCGCTGTAGTCCTGACCAGCAGTGATAACGTGCCTGTGGTAGCCAGAGGATAGCTCTACGCCGTCTTCAAGTACCTGCGTACAAGTCCTGATTTGAACGGCCTTGTACGGGCCAACAATTTCTATTTTATCTTCTGATATTACTTTTTCTAAAGCCATTGTGTTGCTCCTGTCTGTGCCTACCGTCCGATAGGCGTATGGTTTGTTTTGTACTTATTACTATCAATTTATTTTGGTTTACACACCCACTTCTTTAGACATAATAAAAGCCTGATAAATCAATTAAGTTTCCGTACAAAGTAGCTGTTGATAAATCGGTTACATTAAGTGATGATGTTGCCCCATTCACGGCTGTTCTATAAAATAGCCTAAGTGTCTGGGAGTTAGGGGCGATGTTTGCAGCATTAGGAAAATCGCCTGCGAAATCAGCAACATTACTGACCGCCATGCCGCTATTTTGAACAGCCATAGCTGTAAATGGCAAGCCTCCAATACTGATGTTGCCAGAGCCTGTATCAACAGTAATAGCATCAGATGCTAACTGACAGCTGATATAAACAACATTGCCTATCTTTGTATACACCCCATTCTGAAACCTGTACGTTACTGAGGAGAACGCCCCCGTTGCAGGTGACCACACAGGAGTCCAAGTCCCCTCCTCATAGTCATCCAGATGGTTTGCAGCGCCTGTGCCGCCTAAGTAGACACCGCCTGATAGGTAGAGGTCTTTGAAGCGTAATGCATTTAGACCTAAGTCTTTAGTATTGTCTGTTCTTGGATAAAAATAATTAGCGTTCCAACCAAAACTTTCAGCTCCATTATTTTTCAAAAGCCCGTCTGTAGTTCCGTTGCTATCAATTGTGAGTCCAGTACCAATGCGACTACCAATACTCCCCACTGTTGCGCCGTCTTTGCGGAATACTACAATATTTCCGTCATCGGTGTTACGACCAAAGATTGCACTTTCAGCCGATGCTTTTACTGCGGTGAACAACCCATCGGCTCTCGCTTGGATGCCGACGGTTGTCGTGTTTTCAGCAGTCTTACCCACCAACAGATTCCCGCTGGCGTCGAGGCGCATGGCTTCTGCGCCGTTAACTCTTGTTACCAGATAATTGTCAGTGTGGTCATATTGAAAGCCACCAACTTCCCTATCGTCTGAGTCACCAAAATTTAATTGAGACCCAGCAGTGTTTTTTGCGATAACACTAATAGCAGAGAAGCGGTTTACTGATTTTACAATTAAGTCTTGGTTGTCTACAATTGAGGCAACATTACTACTATTGGTAATCTCTGTAACCTTACCCCCTAGAAAATTTGTAGGACTACTCGTACCAATACCCAGATTCCCGCTGGCGTCGATGCGCATGCGTTCTGTTTGAGTACAAGCTGCCCCAGCAGTACCAGATGGTGCGTTGTACCATATGTGATTACCACTGACCTGAGTGTATTCTGACGCTTCATTTGTTGTGATGTATTTCGGATAACCTGCTACACTTAAATATGAGTTGCTGGTCAGTGTTGTGACTTCGGCATCATTTCTTCCGAACAGATTAGCCGTACTGCCTATTTGCAATGCTTCAACAACTGGATTGTGATCAGTTGTAGGAACCACCCCAATACCCACATTACCGCTGGAATCGATGCGCATGCGTTCTGCTTGACCTGCACCAGTCGAACCAGTGTCAAATGTTAAGTGACCACCGTCGTCTGTTGCAATTGAGCCAACACCGTTTGAACCGCCATTTACAAGCATTGAAAAACCAGCGGTCGTAACGTCTGATGAGCGGAGTACAGCGAACGGAGTAGAGCCTGTTACAACAAGTTTTCCAAAAGTAGACGGTGACGTTTCACCAATACCCACGTTCCCGCTGGCGTCAATGCGCATTGCTTCTGCGCCGCCAGTAATGAACTGTATTCTATCTGACTCAGGTAAATTAATGCCTGTATTGGTGTCGTTCTCACAATTAAAGGTAGGCTGTGAATTACTACCAGACCCCGCTGATATTCTTCCATTTGTTTCAATTGTGTTGCCCGCTGTGCCTGATGTTTTACCAACCAACAGATTCCCGCTGGCGTTAACTATTAAACGAGTAGCTGCGGCAGTTTCGTCACGGATTAACCATTTATCGTCATCAACACCTGTTGAAAATTTGTAGTTAGAGCCTCCAGCGGTAGAGTTATACACTACGCCCGGATAAGTCGCTTCCACTTGAAGAAAATTAGACCAAGTTGCACTTGACGGACTACTCGTACCAATACCCAAAGACTCAGCACTTGCATCCCAGAAGAACTTAGCCGTTGTGCCTGTGTCTTCGTAGAATGAGATGTCTCCGTTGTTGGCGAGGCGGAGGCGTTCTGTGTCAGATGTTTCAAACGCAATTTCCGCCGCCTCAACAGCCTCAATAACAAAATCACCAGTACCACGATGACGAAGATCAGTTCTGCCGTTTGCTCCACTGTTTCTAATAATACGGAAACCAAAGTCGGTGTATGTTGTATCACCAGTTAAATCAATAATTGCATTTGCGTCAGACGCACCAAGAGTCCCTATTTCAGCATTATCAGCCGTGACGGTTCCGGTGACGTCTATGCCTGTGGAGGTTGTGCCTATTTTTGCTGCGTTGTCATAGTAAAGTGTTACAGCACCATCATTTGCAAAATTAGCCATAGTGTCGCCACCATATTTTTCTACCACCAAAGCACCTGCGGCTCTTAAAACTAAATTACCTGTTCCTGTATCATCTATACGACTATGACCACCTGCCGCATCGTGAAAAATCTGCAAATCAGAGCCAGCACCAAAGATAGCTTTAGCACCGTCCGGCAAACTAATATCACCAGTAGTACTCAGCGTAGTAGCCGCGACACTTGCGGGGGTGGTGGCTCCTAAAGTGCCGTTAAAGGCTCCGGCTACTGTTGAGGAGAATGTGGCTGCTCCTGTGACGCCTAGCGTGCCGCCAACAGTAAACGCTCCAGTAACCCGGTCCAGCCCTTCTACAACGTTGGTGCCATCACAGTACAACAACATGGTACTACCAACAGGTATGGCTATGCCTGTACCAGCATCTGTCTTCAGGGTAATAACATAGGACGTACTGTTTTTCGCAATGTACGTTTTAGTTGAAGTTGGACAAATGACAGTGCCCGCAGCGGCAAGCCCAGCACCATCAGCAAAATTCAACATCGCTGCTCTAGCTTCAGAGGTTAAACCATTGACAGTTGTCAGCGTATGACTGTTAGTAGTCCACGTGTTTATTGTGGCTCGACCTGCCACTGCTTCCTCAATCATGGAAGTAATATTGTCATTGACAGTATTCCCCCAAGTACCACTGAGCTCACCTTGGACCGGAAGGGCTAACTTAAGTAGCGGGCTATATGCAGTAGTCATGTCTTACCTCATGCGGCAATGTTTTGCCAATCTGGAACTTGAGTTGTGGGGGTTTCTCCCCACGCTGATATTTGTGTGTCTGACACATCTTGCCAATTTGGAGTTTGGTTGGCGTCTATAAGCCCCCATACTAGCACTGATGTTATATATCCTGTAGCCTGTACCCCGGAAACTACTGCAGTAGCCTTCGCTATTACGCTTACTGTTCCAAGCGCTGTAGTAGCCGTTACCCCCGAAACAGGTATTGTAATACCAAGTTGTATAAATACTGTTCCAAGGGCAGTTGTAGCCGTTACCCCAGTTACAGTTACGTTAGCTTCTGCTACTACATTTACTACTCCAAGGGCAGTTGTAGCCGTTACCCCTGAAACTACTGCTGTAGCCTTCGCTACTACATTTACCGTTCCAAGGGCAGTTGTAGCCGTTACCCCCGAAACAGGTACTGTAGCCTTCGCTACTACGTTTACTACTCCAAGAGTAGTTGTAGCGGTAACCCCATCAACAACAATGCGAGTGAGGTCTAGCCCCCAAGAGCCTTCACCCCATGGGACCTCCCCCCACCCTACATATTCATTAGCTGTGGCCACTGTTCAATTTACGCCACACGTACAATGGCAGTAGTTGAATCCCCCACAGGGAACTGCACTACAAAATCACCAGCAGTTGAGGTTTTGTCTGCACCAAAATCCAACACCGCAACAGCCTTAAGCGTCGTAGCTTGATATATCAAGGCCCCTCGCGCAGTGATGGTAGCCGCTGCCCAAGTAGAATCTGCAAAATCCAAAAACGCTGTAGTGCCTGTAGATGTAGGATTAACACTTACTGTTAAGGTGTTACCACCTGCCACATAGTTAGTGCCTGAAACCTCGTTCGTCACGCTATACGTAGTGGTTGCTGCGCTCAGGGTAGCGGCTGAAGTGTACAGCGCAATTTTAAACACTTGTGCTGTGTCTGAACTAAAGTCCATCTCCCCATTTAACAGGTCTACCTTAAACGATGTAGCCATTGCTTGTGTAATTGCCATTTAGTTCCCCTTACCCGACTTTAATTTTCAACTGTCCAGAACGATATGTGTCCTCACGGAGTTTTCCATCCCCAAGGTTCTTTAGCAGCGACACAGCTTGTACATACATCTTATCATATAGGGCTACTATGTCCGCTTCTCCCTTCATAAATCGTAGTGCCTCTACGAGCGCCCCATTGAGTAGAGCAGAATCAAACTCATCCCCTAACCACGTGGTGCCCGCGGTAACAATAGACTCAGGGTAGTACCCGTAGTGTAGTTCTGTGGAGTAACTACTATCAGGGGTAGGCCCTACTAGAAAAGACCCGTCAGCAAAAAACGCGTAGTGTACTGGCATGCCCGTCGCCGTAGGAGTCGGATATGCTTCACGGATGAAGTTCACATCTTTGTTTATCAAGTACGCGTACGCCCCCGTTGCGCTTATAACCGCCAAACTATAGCTGTATAAAAAATCAGTGGGGGTAGACAGGTATGGCACTGTAGCGGTTAGAGTACCTACTACGTTCTTACGCAGCGCTGGAATCTGTACTGAGTTGTATATTTTCTGTTCTGCTTGTTGCGTAAACATAGCCAGCTGATCGGCTGAAAACGTGTTTTCGCAAATATCTTCTATGTTGGCCGTAAGTTCCGCGTAGTTCATGCTGTCGTTACCGTAACTTGCCCAATAAATAAAGTCCCTACTACCTGCGCAACTGGCATCACTAACTCCCTGCTCTGTCCGTATCCAGCACTATCTGGCCTAGGGTTACGCAACGCTTGCGGGTCAAACACAGGCCGCTCACCAACTCTCAACTGCGGATGATCTGGGTCCCAGCACTCCCTACAAGACTTCAGATTTGTGTCACGCCCTTTAACAATAACATTTTTTAGGCTATTCAGCTTACAAGTACGGCCGCACACATCACACTCTGCTAGCGCCCGCTTGCCCGCTGCAAACCGCCCACTCATTACTAGATGTATCCTATGCGGGGAACAAACCTAGCTGATGCTTTTTCTCGGTCTTCTCCAGCAGCAAGGGTAAACTGCTCTTCGTAGTCCTGCTTCAACAGCGCGGACCTCTGGGTTAGTTCCGGTACCTTCATAGAGATATAATACGCTAGCCCCGCTACTAGCGCGGGTAAAAACCGAAAGTTCATATCCGCAGTCTCTACACCACTACCTGCGTCTTGTACCCTACGCATGCGCCAGTAATACAGTGTGTAGGTATCGTTGTTAGGTACTGGCCATACGTTCACTGTGGGGTTATCCCGTAGGCGCTCAATCCACAACTGCACCGGCCGCCCTGTAGTCAACTTGTTTGGTATCGCAGCGTAGGTACTAACACTTATGCGGTTTATGATAAGGTCTTGCTGGGTAGATACATTGCCTGCCCCTGTACGGATAACCTGCTCAAGCAAGTCAATAGTATCCGCGGGTAAGTCGTATGCTGAAACCCCAGTAAGTAAGGGCACCGACCCCTCGTCAATGGTCCAGAGGTTAATCCCCCTGTTCTGCCACTCGATAGTCATCAGGTTCATAGAGCGTCGTGCAGTTCTGAGCTCATACCCAGTCCGCATCTCACGCCCTGCGCGCTCCCAAGCCTCTTCTGCAATATCAGTAAAGGCCATGTTGAACGCTGTAGTACCTGATGTCGTCATGGTTTACGCCACCCCGATTTAGCTTTAGTTTTTGCTGTATTAGAGAGGTCGCCATAATGGAACAGCTTTTTAGATGTTTTAGCCATACTTTTTCCAGTCATAAGCGTTCCATCAGGGTGTTTGTGTAGGCCCCCCTTATGCTCTTTACCGTCTTTAAAGTAGTGCTTAACACCCATACCCATTATGTTTTGCTCTTCTTCGTGGCAGTTACCCGCCTAGGCTTACCCGCGGGTTGTCCAAGGCGCTTTTTTTCCGCTACCTTGTTCTTTTTTTCCGCTGCCGTCATCTCCCCACTTGTTTTAGGGGTTTTACTACTTACACGTTTTGTTGGCCTACAATAGGGGGTCCCGCGTGATTCCCCTTCTTTACGGCCACAATCCTTACCAGTGCGAACGTCTTTCCAGTCCTCTTTGAACCAGCGTTTTAACGCCGCCCCTTTTGCGGTCTTGCGAACAGCCATTACACCTTACTACCCTTCTTTCTACACTTAGCAATAGCCCCACTTGCGTATGCACTGGGGAAAACTTTGTACTGCGCTTTCACCTTGTGGTAGCAAGAATCCTTGACTGTGCCGCCCTTCTTGTAGCTTTTTGTTCCACTAGAAGCCCCGCCACAGTCGCTGGATTTGTAGTAGCTACGCATTAGCGCATCTTGCAGGATTTGCTACCACGAGCCATACCGTAGCCACGTACTTCGCCACCCTCTTTGTATGCTTTAGTCATGCCGCCACCCATCATTTTCTTGGCACCACTTTTCTTGTACTTCATGTCTTTCATGTCTTTCATGTCTTTCATGTCTTTCATGTCTTTCATGTCTTTCATACCCATTGGCTTAGCAGGTTTTTTAACTTTCCCACCACGCTTCATAGCAGGAGCACCAACACCTTGCCCTGCCATCATGGCTTTAAGGGCAGCTAACTTCTGGGGGTCAGCCATAAGCGCCTTCATCATGGCGGCTTTCTGGGTATCCATACCGCCAGCAGGAGCACTGGGCATCATGCCACCATTACCAAATTTCTTTTTACCTTTAGCATCTGCTTTCATGTAGTCTTCTCCGATTTTAGTAGGTACCCCAACGGTTTTAGCAAACTTGGGGTTGTGTGCCACGGCGGCCATAAACTTGTGCTGCTGCTTACTTTTACTAGGCATCAGCGTTTTTAACTATACATAACTGTAACAGCCACCAAATTTGTAAATGCACTGATGTACACATCTTCAGCGCGAATACCGTTATCTGGTAGGTTTAATGGGGTTGAATCAGAGGCGATTAAGTCTATATCAAGCAACGTTTCCCCCCCACTTCCATTTGTTATAGTAAGTCTACCGTTAGTGCCAGTAGTTAAGGCATGTATTGCCCGAATCCTAGCTGGACCTACAGAAATTGAACCTGTGCCTGTAACACGTTTAGCACGAACATCAGAACTAGCCATACACTACTCCTTTTTACCCTTTGAGGGTTTGTTCTTAGGTTCGGGCTTAGCGCTCACCGTGGCAGGGGTTACCCCAATGCCACGACGAAGCAACTCTTCTTTGCTTGGTTGTATGATTTTCATACCCTACCCCTTACGCTGCGGCGATTGTAGCGCCAGTATCCGACCGCTTCCAATCAGTGCCATTGGAGAAAGCCAGAATTGCAGCGCCTGCAGCGCCATCGGATACATAAATCAACGTGCCAGCTATGCTAGCTGCGGAAGGGGCGGTAGCGACTGTGTATGTAGGGACTTGAATGTCGCCTATAAAGCCGTTATTGGATGTTACTGGACCAGAAAAAGTGGTATTAGCCATTTTTGGATTCTCACATGCAAGTTAGGGTAAATCTGTCTGCATGTCGTCAGCCGGGCGCTGTCAGATTTACCGGGTTAGTCCCGTTACGAGTAATGTACCACGTAGTAATTTGTTACGCAAGCCCCGCTGCGCGCATAAAAAAGGCCCCGTTAGGGGCCTTCATTTACTACTAAGTTTTTGATTCTAAAGGCTTAAGCGCCCGGAGAACCAAAGATACCCAATGGATCACTCACACCGAATGAGTAACGCTCACGGGCCTTGTAACGGCTGTTACCTGTGTCGAAATCACCGTCCATACCTGTAGACATCTTGGTTCGTACAAAATGCTTCAGGCCATTCGGGATATCGGTGGTCAAGAACCACGCGTTGGTATCCGTCAGGTAGTGGTTAACACCGTAGCCGCCGGGGATAACACCATTGCTAGCGATAGCGTTGATGTCATTGTCCGCAGTACCAACTCGCCCTTCAGTCTCCAGCAAGCGTGTAGCAACGAACTGCAGCGCAGAGGGGATAACGAGTTTCTTGGGCTTAGCTGCAATGAGCAAGCCGCGCTCATCAGTCCAACCGGAGATTTGGATAACAGCGGCTTCCAAAGAAGTTTCGTTAAGGTCCGCGGCAACAGTAGGACGGTTTGAGTTAGTGCCACCAGAAATCAGTGGGTGAGCTGTAGAACACAGTACCACACCATCACCGTAGGTAGCGCCAGAGAAAGCACCGTTAAGGATGGCAGCACCTTTGACCTGCTTGGTGTAAGCCATAGCCCGAGCCAAAGCCTTCGTATAACGTGCAGACAGGGAGTCGTACAGGTTATCCTCAATGGCCTCTTCCGTAATGGCAAAGCCCATAGCGATGGTTTCGTGAGTGTACCGTGCAGACCATGCTTCTTGCGCATTGTCATACTCGATAGCTGCGCCTTCATTCTTGACAGGAGCTGCAGAAAAGCCAGACAACTTGGTCTCTTCTTCAAAGGAGCGGTCAGAAGATTCAATTTCGTAAATCTCTTTATGCTCGTCAGGGTACTTGCCGTACTCCATACCAAACAGAGCGTTAAGCCCCGGCAAGAGTTCTTTAAGTAGTTGAGCGCGTGAAATAGCCATAATCGCTTACTCCTTATACGCCCGTAGCGTTGTTGTATTGGTGCATTCCGAAGTTGAACTTGACTATAAGTTCAACGTATGTGTCCGCTGCGGTAGCTGTTTCTGGTACAACGTCAATAACCCTGATGGGCAATGTATTAGTTGTAGCCGCGGAACTAGACAACACCGCGACTGCGGAGTTACCAGTAGCGGTGTTACCAGCGTTCTGTACGAGTGATACGTTGTTACCAACAACTGTACGACCAACACCAGCGATCACAGTAGTGCCAGAAACGACAGCTACTTTGAACAGTTGGTCAGGATCATCACAGACAAAAGCAACAATATCACTAGCAACAGTACCAGTGGGGTAGTATTGACTGAACAGTTGGTAACCCAGTGCAGGGCTAGTGTATGAACAACCAAGAAAAACGCCAACAGGAGTAGCGGTGGTAGTACCAGTATCTTTAACGAGAGTGCCGTCAGTGGTCAGTTTTACAAGGTCACCATAAAACAGGTTGGCCGCGTATGCAGACGCAATGGGGAACTGTCGAGTAGCACCAGCAAATACCTGACCACCAATCAAATTGACTGGTTTTAGCCCGTACGGGGCTGAGACGGTAGGATAAGCCATAAAAAGCTCCTAAAAAGTTAAGTTCCTTTACCAAAAGAAACCGTTGATTTCCGCTCGTTAAACAGCGGCATTCGCGGGTCGTTTTCTCTCATGAGGTTGTTGTCTACTGAGCGGATTTGGGCGGAACTCTGTTGATTATAGTAATCATTTCGTTCTGCCACCATCTCAGCAGGGGCCTTACACAGCATCAACCCACCAATCACAACGTTATCCTTGAACCTTTCGTTCTCAATGGTAACCATAGTGATTTCAGGATGGTCTTCTGCGCGTACGGGCTCCCAACCTTCACGGAGCTTTGACGAAACATTAGTGGCATCAGCGGCACCTTGGTTACTAACACGTATCCATCGGTATACATACCCAGCCTCAGCTTCTGGAGACGGCAATAACTCAGGCCGTTGCCATGCTTTTTTCCGGGTAGTACCCTCACGGGTATCGTTTTCACGTTTGATCCTGTTTTCAGCCATTTTTCTGTTTCCTCATGTCATCTGCAACCTGTTTGGCGTACACTTCTATCGGAATACCCATACGTTTGGCCAGTGCTACTTGTGTGCGGGTCAACCTAACTTTCTTAGGTGCCGTACTCCGTGTTGCTGTCCCTACGACCTGCGACCTTCGTGCCGCTGGCTGGGCTCCCCCCGATTCCCCATCGAAACTCTCTGGGAATAACTTCCGCATACGGGCGTTTATAGCCTCGTAGTAATCTTCGCTTTGGGGATCAACCCCTTGTTTTACTAGCTTGCTATGCAACCCTAGCGCATAGCTGGTCATTTCATCGTCTGTACCAAACCACGTGTTATCCGCGGCCCACTGAGCAGCTTTTGGGTCTGCCATGGCGGGAGTATTGGTGTTCTCAGAAGCCATTGTTACAGGTTTAGGTGCCTCCTGTAAAGATGGTATACGAATATTGTTTAATCTTTCTGTTTTGAGTCGAGTGTTTGTTAGTTCCTCTTGCGCTGCTAACACACCATCACTATCACCAGCCTCGTACGCTTCTTTGTACGCTTTCTTGGCTTTCTCAAGGTCTGCAGTAAGTACCCGTTTAGCCTGTTCAAGCAACGCAGTCTGGTTTTTACCTACTGTATTCTGCAGGTTCAGGTTGTCTTCAGAGAGTTTTTTGGCGTATGCCTCCAACTCTTGTCGCTCTCTAAGGGCTTGTTCTTTAGCCCTTCGCTCATCGTGGTACCCCTTACTAAAGTGCTGGATGCGCTTACGGACTTTCTCAGAGTAGTCTTCCAACTCTTCATCGGTCACATCCGCTGGGGGTTCTGAAGCCTTGCGGTTGCGGTCAGCAGGGGGCGTATCGTCCACGATCTCAATTTCAATATCACTATTCGCCGTTTTTCTACCAAGCTCTAAAGCACTTGACGGATTTATCTCTATATCTTGCTCTTGGTCTTCGTCGCCATCGGGCAACTCATACTCTACTTTCTGGAATGCCATACCTTACTCCTACGCTCGTGTTATGCCACGGGGGTCTGCGACAACTGCTTCAATAGAGTCATCGTTCATTAGTCGATACTCCACACCTTCAATTTTAAACCTTGTACCTGTGTTGGCGCGGAACATCACATAGTCCCCAACCTTGCACCATGGGCCGTCAGGGAACCGTTCTGTGTCCGTGTAGGCTTGGCCCCCCATATCAATAACAAGGCCGATTGTAGACAGCACATGTTCTGCCTGTTTGGTGGTATTAGCTTTAAGAACCAAGGAGTTATCAAATGTCTCTGGAACTTGTGGGAGGGCAATAAGCACTCTATACCCAACAGGTACAGGCAGTTGGGATTCAAACTGGTCGTCAACTACTGGTTTAACTGCTTCAATCATCTTCATGGTCATGCTCCGTATATCTACGCGACAGGTCTTCTATGGTACGTAAGCCAGATTCGAGACCCCGAATCAATCCGACTACTTCCCTGTAAGCAGCGAAGTCACTAGCTGCCCCACCTACAAGGAAATCCACTGCAGAGGCACGTTCAGCCTCGATATTTTTCTTCAGCACGTCAAAGACGGTTATTGCCATTACCTGTTCCTGTTATTTGGAAAGTTTTGTCCTGTAGCCCGGGTTTGCGCTGCTTGAATTGCTTGCTGTTTGGCGAGCGCCCTCTG